AAAAAAATTAAAGACAGTATAGTTGAGGATCGACAAAAAGATTACGGAGATTACCAACATAACTTTACTATCCTTGCTGAAATGTTTACATTGGTATTGTTTGATAGTTTAAAAAAACGAATCAAGCCACACCAAGTAGGTCATATCATGATGGCATTAAAATTATTTAGATCAACACGAGGTTATAAGGCAGATAATTATCACGATCTATCTATCTATAATGATATGGCATTTGAGTTACACAAAAAAGATGTTGCCAAAAAGGATAAAGTATGACAAAATTTAAAAGAATTATCAATGGGGAGTGTCATTTTGAAATGATCGAACTCTTTGATGATGTACAAAAAGCTGCAAACAACTCGAACAGAGGAGAGTTTGTAGAATGCAAGATCCATAATCTTAGATTTGATTTTGCAAAAGTAACAAAGGAGCATGATGAAAAACATCAAGATGCGTCTGCAAAAGCTGAAGGATCTTCAAGAGAAGAAACATCAGAAGTATCTGGAAGCAAAACAAAAAGTAAATAAGTATCAACAAGATTCTTATAGATTACAACAAGATTCTTATAGATTACTTTGGAAAATTGAGCAGACAAAAGAACAGTTAATGGCAAGTTAAGTTATTAACTTTATAGTTGAAAAAAAAAGAAAGAAAACAGTAGGGGATCTATGACCATAAATGTAAGTGAGCATTACAAAAAACACATTAAAAATCTAAACAACAATCATTTTATCTACAAAGTTAAGAAAGCATTTTATCTTCTCACGAACCAAGAAGAAAGATTATATGAGGTAGGGTTCTCGGAAGGATTTTTATATGCAGCTAAAGTTCTGCAAGAAAAAAAAGAAATAGTAGATAGTAACAAAAGAGTAATTGGTGTTGGATATAAAACCGCCAACCCAAAATTAATTGATAAAGCATTCGATCATGTATGCTCTAAGTATTACATTGGTAAGAAAACTTTACTAAGTAAGGATAGACACAGAGAGATTGTAAGAGTTAGAAGCATCATGCACAATCTTTTATTTGAAGAGTTTGGTATTAGCATATCTTCTATTGGTAGATACTTTAATCAAGATCACACCACAGTTTTATATTCATTAAACAATAAACAAAATCAAACTAGATATTGGGGAAGGGAGTATTCAATATGGCAGGAGTACGAAGAAATAAAAAAGGTATTGTCGGAGTCAACTGGCATTTAAAGTTAAGATTAAAGATAGAGACTTTAGAAAACCTAGTTGATAAACTGTATAGAGAAAACCAAAAGATGAAACGAAGATTAGAAAAGCACGAAGGTACTAGAAGTACAGTTAATTATTATAACAATAAAACTATTTCTTCTTCTTAGGAAAACCCATCTTCATATTCTTATATGCTTTAGCAGAGATGGTAGATTTTTTTTTAGATCTACTAATACCTTTTTTCTTTCGTTGATTGATGTTGTAGTACAAACCTTTTTTTGGCATTAGTATTTACCTTTTGATTTCATCTTCATACCTTTTTTCTTTGCGTATGCTTTAGCTTTTTTCTTACCAGTAGCTGTGTAACTGAACTTCTTTTTTCCTACCATTGGCATTTTGTTTCTCCTGTTGTTGTTTATATTTTAATTCACAATAGTTATCAAAGCAAGAACCATCTTTACCATCATGGCAAAAGTATTCTTTTTTAAGAGTAACTATCCATCCACCTTCATTACTTAATAATTGTTTACCGCATTCCTTGCAGTAACCACAAACTAATACTGTTGATTTCTTTTTAACCCAACCTTTTTTTTTAGCTACCATGCTTTGCAAGACCAATATCTAGGTGTTAGTTTATTGGTAGCTGTAGAGCATTTGTGTCTAGCTCTGAAACTCTTTCGTCTTGCAGGTATTTGTTTCTTGATTGACATCTTTGGATCGCCAAATCGAACTAGCTTAACTTTCTTTCCTACCTTTGCAAGAACAGCAGATTTCTTTTTAGCACCTGGAGTTCTCTTAGGTTTATTGTAACCAGAAAATCTTTCGCCTCTATATGTTATTGCCATTACTTCTCCTTAATAATTTTTTTTATAGTTATACTCCCATCAATATTTTTTTCAATCTCTGCATTGACTTCTCCACACATGAATTGTTTATTATCCATACTCATATTTCTTGTAGCTTCTCGTTTCATTTTAAGACAAGTAGATAAGTTATCTTGTATTCTATGCTCAACAAGCTCACCATTAATAAATAAACATAATGCAAATACTAATTTAGTGATCGCCATTGAGTTTACCTATGTTTGCTCTAACTGAGTCTTTTAATTTCTCTACATCAACTAAAATTTTATCTATATCTTTTTGTAGTCTTTCAATGTTTACTTTGTTTGTCATGTTTTGTTCTTGAGTCTTTTCTAATTTTTCTACTTGAGCTGCTATGTGTTCTAGCAACATGAACTGTTCTTGATCGATTGGTTTTTGTACTGAAGCCTCAAGTAAATCTTGTTCAAAGAGTTGGTTCTTAGTTTCTAATTGATTAAGTCTTTCAATCACTCCAAAACTAAACCATGCACCGACAACGATTGCAGAAATTAAACCTATTAAATTTCTAAGTGGTAATCCAATGTTAGTGTTATCATTGATTTTCATTTCGCAACTTTACCTTTGTTTATACCTTTTTTAATTACATAATCTTGTGTACCATTAGCACCATGGTTTACTTCTTTCTTTAGAAGTTTAAATATTTCTAGTTCTTTTAATTTCTTTTCTAATTTCTTACTATACATTTCAATAGTTTTAGTATCTCTCATCTTTTTTTTCTCTTCTTCTTTTGTTTAATGAATTGTTTTTCTACCCAATAAAACCATGAGTCTACCAAACCAAAAAAATTATATAACAATTTATCAATCATCTGCCTTGACCTTTGTATCTTGTTTGTTTCTTCTGTCTCTTTTCATTTTTATTCTGAGATTTTTTATGCACACCTCTTCTCTTAGGTGGCTTCTCTCTTGGGATATAATGTGTGAACTTTTGCTTAGCCATAATTTTATTTATTTCTTTTCTTTAGAAAAGCCATTACTTCTTCTTCTTATATTTCTTTTTCTTTTTCTTCTTACCCATTTGCTGAGATAAAAGTGTAGGTTTCTTTTTGCTGTATTGAGATACAAACATTGTAGGTATTTGTTGTGACATATTATTTCCTCTTAATTAATTCAGTTCCTTTTATACCATAAATTGCACCCACTACAGATACAAATAATATTTGAAACCACATTGGCAGCTCATTAAAGTATTCAAAGAATAAGTCTAGCTTTACTTTAATATCTGGATCGTTGCTGAAAACACTATAGACCAATAACAAAATAGGAAGAGATACAAGTATAAGTACAAACTCGTCTTTCCAACCTTTGTCATTAGATGCAATAATTTCTTTTTTATATTCCAGTTCTCCATTAGCTAACTTCTCTGCGTGTAATCTTTCTGCATCAGACATAAGCATCTTAGTTCTTTGTCTATTTTGATACAGGTGAGAACCCGTCTTTATACCCATCGATAATAATTTCAACCACATTTTATCTTATGTCTCCTATGATTGGTTTGTACTTCGTCTTACCATCTTCTTTAAATGCTCTCAAGAATTGTTTTCTAGGTTTATCTGATATGCTGCAATGCACCCATCCAGAGTTAGGTTCGCCAGGAGTATAGAACTCAAGGATCATTTGATCCCAACATTCAATGTTATCTTTAATCCAATAAGCAATATCAGCATTATCAAATCCTATAACTTCAAAGTCTACCGCCTCTGCTTTTGCGTGTTGGCTATCCAATGAGCTTCCAATCTTGGCACAAAGTTCTGGAGATCTGTAACCAGAAGTTACAATTACTGGACCAAACTTTTCTCTAACGGGTTGTAATAATTTTTGGCATAACTCTTTTAGCTTAACAATTTGATCCATGTTAGGTTCATTTGCTATACCATTTCTGATTGCAAAATCAGACTTAGTCATTTCTTTTAATGTAAAATTTTTAGATAATTTCATTCGTATATTATTTTCACTCCTAGTTTCTTTTGTTCTTTGGTTACACCTCTTGATATAAATGATCCTTTAAGATTTCTTTTGTACCCATCGGGTGCAACATAACTATTTCTTTTTCTATAATTTTTTGCCTTAACATCATAAGCAGTATACTCACCAGTTGTCATATTTAAAGTTACAATATCTACTGGACCAAGACCACCAAGTGGAACAAACACAAGTATATTAGGATCTTTTGCAAGTCGGAGTTGTGCAGCAAGTTCAGTAGTTAATCCTACTATTGCTTTCTTTCTTCTGTTAGCCATGATATTTAATGAAGCCTAGCAAGGAAGCTATAGCACCACCAATAAGTAATAAAACTCTAAAGCCACCTTTACTTTTATTTACATCTGCTTTTAAATCTCTAATATCTTTTCTCATTTCATCTATTGCTTTGAATAAAGTTTTCATTCTTTCTGCACAAACCTTTTCATGGTAGGAAATACGAATAGAGTTGTTATCCTCTATCGCTGATTTTAATGATTTCTTTTTAACTGTCTTTCTCATTGTCTGGTATCTCGTTGCAAAAATAGTTCATATATAATTTGTTATCTTCTATACTTGTTTCCATTTCTCGTGAAAAGTTAATTATTAATTTTCCACCTGCACCGACACACTCAGACCAAGACTTAAACTCTGTAGGTAAGGTTGCGGTATTATTACAATAGCCTGTTATAGCAGAGCATATGCTAAAGGCTAATATAAATTTCATTATGCTGGTTTAGTAGGAAATACTATTGCTTGTACTTGTTCTACAGTAGTTAAACCATTTGTTATATCTCTTAAACTTTGTCTATAAGTTTCCCAATTAGTTTTATCTGCAATAGGAGAATCACTCATCATAACCCAATCGCATGAAGAAAGAAGTCTATCTCTTTTACTTCTTAAATCTGCCATAGCTCTATCAAATGCACCTGCATTCCAAGCAGTTTCTTCAGCGGCTCTTGCTGCTATCTCTGCTTCTGTAAGTTCTACTTGTATTCCATTTACTAATTTGTGCATAATGTTCTCCTTATAAATTAATTTACTCCGAATAGCAATATCTGACCACTATCTATGTTTCCACTAGACATTTCAAATTTGATAGCATCTATTGCTGATGTAGTATTCCCATACCCAGCAGTAAAATATTGATTACTTCTATTTGCTCTATGAATTGATTGAAAATTTGCTATGAAATGTTTTACAAAAGTTGTACTTGATGGATTATAAAGGTGTAAATACCCACCACAACTTTGGTCGTTATCATTTCCTAAATTTTGAATAATTACTTTGTTTGATGTGCTTTGTGCTAAATCCCAACTTGCTTCATAACTTAATGAAGTTACAGCATCATCTTCACTATGTTGTGTTTGAAATGCTGTAGTTGTTTTAGTTACATTGTAGTTACTACCACCATCTGTACTAAAATTCATTTCAAGATCAACATCATCAGTTTGAGGGTGTATATTCACAAAATAAAAAACATATTCCTTATATGTGCTATCAATACCAGATGTGAACTCTATACTAGCACTAGAACTAGCAGTAGCAGTTGAGATATGAGTTAAGCTACCCAATGAACTTATAGAACCAAATTGAGTTATATCTTTTACTGCTCTGTCGTTTAGTTTAATTAAACTCATTAATCTCCTTTTATTCCATATAGTTTTATTGTGCCAGAATCTATGTTGCCTGATGACATAACAAATTTTACTGCATCAATACTACTGGTAGTATTTCCATAACCAGCAGAAAAAGAATTATTTGAATATGGTACACCATCAACAACACTTGCATTAGAATTACTCATAAAGTGTTTTACAAATGTGGTTGATGAGGGATTATAAAGATACATAAATCCACTACAAGAATTATCATTATCTGTATGAGTATAATATTGTAAAGTTTGATTTCCTGTGCTTTGTGCTAAATCTTCTCCACTAGCATAAGCTAAATTTGAGTAAGAACCAGATTCGTTATGGTGAGCAGTAAAATATGTAGTAGTTTTAGTCACATTATAATTAGAGCCACTATCAGTACTCATGTTAAATTGAAAATCTTGACCAGAAGCACTAGGGTGAATGTTAATCCATTCAAAACGATATATTGGATAGGTGCTATCTATTCCACTTGTAAATTCTATTGAGGCACTACCACTTGCAGTTTGAGAAGATATTAAAGTCATCTTACCTTGTGCAAGTTGTCCAGCAGAAGTTAGATCAGATATTGAATTGTTGTTGTGCTTAACTAGTGCCATGAGCAAGCTCCTTTGCAAGTATTACGCATTAAGATACTCCATACATTTTGATTATGCCATCATCTATGTTGCCAGAACTAAATTGGAATTTTATATTTGTAATTGGCGAACTTGTGTTCCCATAACCAGCTACAAAAATATCATGAGCTCTGTCAAGATGATGAGTTTCTCCAAATCTTGCAATAAAATGTTTTACAAATGTAGTTGATGAGGGATTATATAAATGTAAATATCCACTACTTGCATGGTCATTATCTGATGATGAGATTCTTGTAAGCCATTGATAACCTGTACTTTGCGCTAAATCTCCACTAGTATCATAAGTTAATCCAGCACCAGCATCATCTTCATTATGGTAAGCTCTAAAAAAAGTACTGGTTTTGGTAACATTGTAATTACTTCCACCATCTGTGCTTAGATTAAAAGTTAATTGAACTGAATTAGTAGCTGGGTGTATGTTATAAAATTTAAAAATGTAACTGTCGTAACTATCATCTAAACTAAATTCTAAAGATGCACTTGCACTTGCTGTTTGGGTAGAGATAAGATTTAATGCACCACCAGATATGCCAGAGGGTAGTTCTGTTATCTCTGATAATGAGTTATTGTTAGCAA